GCAAACCTCTTCGGAGTCGCCGTCAGGGTGGAACCTCTGACCGCAATCTTTACAGGATACTAATCGAGAAAAATCGATACAACCTTCAGGGCCACAACCACAGGCGGGATCGTCTTCACATCGATACATTTTGTTTTTTCCTTTCCTGCCCCTTCCCTGGGGCTTTGGTTTATGCGTTCAGGCTTTGACCTGATACGGCCGGTTCCAATCGCCAACTGACAGGTGCAGGAAATAGTTAGAATCGCCGTAGTCGGCAGTAATATCACCTGCGTTGCGATCCTCGTACCGTTTCACACCGTTCACAATTTTGACAATTTTGGAAAGAACCTCGGAAGCCTGGGGCAGGTGTTTCCAGTGTTCCTCAACATAAAACTGATTGACCTGTTCGTAGGTCGTTTTGAAATCCACATTGCCTGCGACCAGGACAATGTCGATCGTTGAAGAGTGAGACCGCCGAACGGAGAACTTGATCGACTTCCCAAATTCTTTTTTCAGGTTCTCTCTGATTGCTTTGACTTCCTCGGGGCTGATGTATGCCATGACTAGGGTTTCCTTTCGCTTTTTCAGGGTTCAACTTTTGTTGATTTGTTGAACCCTCTTGTTCCTTCAATTGTACTACCAGGGGCGTCATTTGCCTATTGACTTTTTTGACAGTGTGGCAATGGTTAAGATTCCTTAACAATTAAAACCAATTTGGTTGAACTGTTAAAAAATCTTCACAATCAACTTGAATGGTTAAGGAATTTTTACATTTGGCGGTTGAAAAAATGGCGCACCCGTGATTTTGATTTTGCAATGGACGGTTGCGTTAATTTAATCCTGAGAGAGTAAACAATTCACCGGGAGGAGATTAGAACAACGCTCCGGTGTCTTATTGCCCCAATGCGGAGAGTACGAGGGGCGGGTACTAGGATACGCCTTTGACCTGGGATACAGGGAAGCCGGTTCAGCGGAGGGTGAAACCTCTGGGGGTCGATCCCATCCAAGCAAAACAGGTCAAGGGCTTTGGGGAAGGTGCCGAAAACTAGGAGTCCTGGTCGGACTCAAAAGTTGCCCCAATATGGTTCCCATGACCTGAAAAATGGGAACCTGCCCTCGAGGTCGGACTCGTCTGGAATCGGATGATGAACCAAACCAAGGGGCGGTATTCAACAGTGGAAAACCTGGAGGGGGGTTCCATTAGTTGGATACCTTTGCCCTCTTCAATCGGATCTGAACTGAATCGGATTTTTGAACCAGTAAATCATTGACGACAATCGTGACATGGGCGACGCTTTTGACATGGCAAAAAGAACTTATCTCGTACCGAAAAACAATGTTTTGAATCTCGATTTCCTCGTAAAGAATGAACTCGACCTATATGAAACACTGGATCAACTGGAAACCTGTTTGATTCTGGAATCGATCAAGAGGTGTGGTGGAAATTACTCGGCTGCGGCCCGACTTCTAAAAATCAATCGTACAACCTTCATGATGAAATTGTATCGGGTCAGGCAATTCGACATCGCCCTCCCTGAGGAAAAGGTTTCAACCGATCAGGCCGTAGGGGAATAAAGTTCCAGGGGGTCACATGGTTCAAATTCATTGCAAGTTTGATGAACTGGTCGACCCCAGGGGTTTAGTTCCTCACCCTAAAAACCGCAACTCCCATTCAAAAGAACAGATCGACAGGCTTTCCAAACTGTACCAGTACCACGGAATCCGTCACCCGATCATTGTGTCCAGGCTTTCAGGGTGTATCGTTGCAGGGCATGGGAGGCGAGAGGCATCGATCAGGGCAGGGATTGAGAAGGTTCCTGTCGTGTTCCAGGATTTCCCTGATGAGGTTGCCGAATATGCTTTCATTCAAGCGGATAACGCAATTGCTCTATGGGCTGAACTTGACCTTTCAGGGATAAACGCAGACCTCCCTGACCTGGGACCGGACTTCGACCTCGATATGTTAGGGATTGAGGATTTCACCCTTGACCCTGATGCCCTGGGGTTGGACGAATCGATTTATACGGACAAAATCACGGCCCCAATTTATGAACCCAAAGGGGAAAGGCCAGACCCGATCGAGCTCTATGACATGACAAAGGCGACGGAATTGCTCGAAGAGATTCATGAAGCCGACCTCCCGGAGGATGTGAAAGCATTTTTAGAGTTCAGCGCACACCGGCACATTGTTTTTGATTACCAAAAAATCGCAGAGTTCTATGCCCATGCCGACCCGACCGTTCAGAACCTCATGGAAAGGTCGGCCCTCGTCATCATTGACTTCAACAAAGCGATCGAAAATGGGTTTGTTCAAATGACAAAGGAAATCGCCGAGCTGTCTGATGAATGATTTTTGCGCTTTCATCCTCACCAATGGCAGGCCGGACAGGGTTTACACCTATAAGACCCTAAAAAAATGCGGATACACGGGTCGAATCATCCTGCTAGTGGACAACCTGGACAAAACGAAAGACGAATACCTCAGAGTTTACGGCAAAGAGGTCGTGATTTTTGACAAAGAGGAAATCGCCAAAACCTTTGACCAGGGCGACAACTTCAATGATATGCGGGCAATCATTTACGCCCGTAACGCCTCTTTTAAGGTTGCAAAAGACCTCGGAATCAAATGGTTCATCCAACTTGACGACGATTACCAAAGGTTCGAACACCGGTTCACGAGCGATCTGGACTATTTCCCGCCGACTAGGTTGGTTCGCAACCTCGATGGGGTGTTTGCATCGATGCGAAAGTTCATGGAATCGACCAACTGTTCATCGATTGCCATGTCCCAGGGGGGTGACTTTATCGGTGGCAGAAAATCGCCGATGGCCTCTAGTGTCAAACTGAAGCGAAAAGCGATGAACTCTTTTTTATGCACGACCGAGCGTGAGTTCAAGTTCATCGGAAGGGTGAATGAGGATGTGAACACCTATACCAGGCAGGCATCGACCGGCCTTTTGCTGTTTACAACTAATCAAGTCAGTTTGGTTCAAAAGGCAACCCAATCGAACAAAGGGGGAATGACCGAACTTTATTTGGATTCTGGAACCTATCTCAAGAGTTTTTATTCTGTAATGTTCCACCCGTCAGGGGTAAAGGTGTCCGTCATGCACGCAAACCACAAACGGATTCATCATTTGATTCAATGGAAGCACACGACACCGATGATTTTGCGTGAAAGTTTGAGGAAATAATGGGAAGGCCGAAGAAAAAAGTCGATCCGAAAATGGTTCAAGACCTGGCATCGATCGGGTGCAAAGTGAATGAAATCGCCAGGCTTTTAGAGGTGAGCGAAGACACCCTTCATCGCCGTTTTGCGTTGGAATTGGCAAAAGGAAAAGAAAACCTAAAAATGTCCCTCAGGCGGTGGCAACTTGAGGCGGCGAAAAAAGGGAATGTCTCGATGCTGATTTGGTTGGGGAAACAGTATCTCGAGCAGAGGGACAAACTGGACAATGTGATTTCGGGGCCGGACGGTGGGGCAGTTGAGGTCAAACAGGTTTCCAACTATGACAAATTGACCGTCGAGGAACTGGCAACCCTGGATCGACTCGTATCGAAGGCGCAGTCGAATGAACCTAAGTGAAATCCGAAAAGCCCTGGCAAGGAAATCGTTTAGGCATTTCGTGAGTCACACGAAACCGGATTACGAATTCAATTGGCATCATGATTTTCTGTGTCAAAAATTGCAGGATTTTGCAGATGGGAAAATCAAGCGACTCATGGTTTTCATGCCCCCTCGGCATGGTAAGTCAGAACTCACCTCTCGGAGGTTTCCGGCATGGTTATTGGGCAGGAACCCCAGGACAAAAATCATCGCAACCTCATATGCGGCCGAACTGTCGTCCTCGTTCAATCGTGATGTTCAGCGAATAATTGACGGACAATCCTTCAGTGAACTTTTCCCAGAAACGAAACTGAATGGGGCAAATGTCAGAACGATGAAAAGTTGGCTCAGGAACAATGACATTTTTGAGATCGTTGGGCATGGGGGCTTTTATAGAAGCGCAGGGGTTGGGGGTGCAATCACTGGCCTGGGGGGTGACTATCTGATTGTCGATGACCCGTTCAAAAACTACGAAGAGGCGAAAAGCCCCACGATCAGGCGCAAGGTGTTTGAATGGTACACCTCAACTCTATACACCCGTCAGGAAAAGAACGCCGGAATCCTTTTGATTCAAACACGATGGCACGAGGATGACCTGGCCGGTATGCTTTTAGAGTTGCAAAAAAAGGGGGGCGACTACTCGGATCAATGGGAGGTCGTCAACTTTCCTGCAATCCTGGAAAGGGAAACAGAGGGAGACCCCAGGGAGGTCGGTGGGGCATTGTGGCCGAACAAATATGATGAACAATGGATGCGGATTACGAAGGCGTCATTGGGGTCGTTCCAGTTCTCGGCCCTGTATCAGCAAAATCCGACCCCCGATGAAGGGCAATTCGTCAGGTCATCATGGCTTCAAGAGTATAAAGCATTGCCGAGCAGGTTTGATCGTGTCGTCATTTCCTGGGACATGACCTTCGGGAGTGAAAAGAAAACGGCAGATTTTGTCGTCGGTGCTGTTTACGGGAGGTTGGGCTCGAGCGTGTACCTGATCGACAAGGTTAGGGGTCAATGGGATTTCCCTGAGACCCTGGACAGGTTCAAAAGACTTTCAGAGAAGCACCCCACGGCCCAGGCTAAACTCGTTGAAGCAAAGGCGAACGGACAGGCCGTGATTGATTCGCTGAAGAAAACGATTGGCGGGATTATTCCAGTCGTACCGACCAGTTCAAAGGCTTCAAGGCTTTCATCATGCCAACCGTACTATGAAGCCGGAAACATTTTTTACCCCTCCCCAGTCAATGCCCCGTGGGTTCAAGACCACATCGAGGAAATTGTGGGGTTCCCAAATGTCAAAAATGACGATAGCGTTGACGCTGAAACGCAAGCGATTCAATATCTCATGGCAGGTCATGCAAAGTTCACGGACGATTTTGCTGACTTCGATGTATCGGGATTCGACAACGGAAAATTGAACTGGTAGGGTGGACTCATGGGGCTTTTAGATTTGTTGATTGGGCGGTCGGGCAATCCAAACACGCAGACGGTTGAAACCAAAAATGTCCGTGGGGTTGAAGTCAAAGTCGTGGAGGTTGGAACGCCCGGGACGGAAATATTTGGTGGATACCTGGCCGAAGAGTACCTGAAGGAACTGACCGGAACTGATTGGGCCGATAAGGTTGACATGATGCGCCGATCGGATGCCAATGTTCGCATGGTTCTGAATGCGATCAAGTTGCCTTTGAAGTCGTCACCCTGGACGATCGTGCTGAGAGAGAAGTCAGACGAAGCGGAATTGCAGAAAAAACTTTTCGAGAAAATCCTGTTCGAAGACCTGAACAAATCTTTCACCCAACTGGTCGGTGAAATCCTGACTTGCCTTGATTTTGGTTATTCGATTTTTGAC